GCCTTAATCATGATGTTCTTGAACCGCTTCACCTTGTTTTGCATCAAGGCTTCCATCATTGGGCTGATGGTCGGCAAGAAATCAGGCAGCTCATCGACTGGGTCGGGCGCGCCGAGTAGCTCTTTCCACTGGTCGTAGGTTAGGACTTGCGTGTGCTCGTTGAGCACAGTCACTTCCATCGGTTCTTCTTTTTTGAAGTTGTATGTTCCGGGCACTCGCAATACGCGAGAAGCTTCAAACACGGAGGCGTCAACAATCAACCCGTTTTCAACGCACAACTCACGCAGTCGGCTCGACAGCGGTTGCCAATCACGCCGATCAATGGTCGCATCCAACAGCCAGTATGCGTGCACACCGTAGCCAGAACTAACCAAGATGGGGCGGGGCAGACCCGCAGCTTTGCAAAATGTTTTTAGCGCGTCTAGGCCTAGTTGCTGTGTCAGGTATCCAGCAATCTTGCCTTTTTCATCGGGAACTCCCTTGGTCGGGCCACAGTCAATGTCCATCCACAGTGCTTTGAAGAACTGTGCGTTGTCGTGCTTACGGTTGTTAAGTGGGCCGAACTTGGCGCACCCGAAATACACGTCAAACTTGTTGGCAACTAAGTGCTCGATTTGGGCTTGTGCTTCTTCTCTTGTGTCGTAAAACTTTTGGTCCGGATACTTTCCATAGCCAAACACGCAGTACCGTCCCTCGGGGGGCAGCACGGTGTCGAGTAAGTCAAAGTTGGACATGTCTGTTTCTTTTGGAGACGGCAAAGCAGGGGGCCGAAGCCCCCGTCAATGCACGGATTTATTTTCGTTTCTTGAGGCGAGGAATCAGACGCTCGATCTGTTCGCTGTGTGTCCGGCTCGGGGTAGTGCTACCCCAGAACCAGTTGTAAATTGTTGCCCGACTAACATCCATTCTTCGAGCAATAACGTCCACAGGAATATCGAGTTCGATGCACTTGCGCCCAAGGACTACGCCCCATGACTTGTCATCAGCCGCTTTGTTGGCCTCGACGAGTCGGTGGCTGTATCCGTAGCTCATGCTTACTCCTCGTCAGACCAAGCTTTGACCACGTCGTCCAAACCCTTCTTGGCGGTTGGAGTTGGCTTCTCAGCTTTAGTGCTTTCGCGCTTGGTCGGCTCGGCCACTGCTTCTTCCGCTTTGGGTGCGGCAGCAGGTGCAGCGAGTGCTTGTTGTTTACCAGCCATGTCAGCTTGGTATGGGGTCATGGTCACCAGCTTCTGTGTCTCTGGCTTCTTAGCGGCTTCGCTTGTCACTGCGTACTCTTGCTTGTTGATGAAGCGCGCAGGTGTAAACAAAACAGACTGGTTGTCATTGTTCTCGTTGAAGCTCAATGTGGTCACCACATAGTCCAAGCTCTTACCGTTGTTGGCCAAGTACTTGGTGTAGTTTTCAAAGGTGTGCGAGTTGTCGCCGACGCCTTCACCGAACAATGACTTCGATGCCAAGTTCAACTGATAGACTTCGCCTTCCAAAGAAGTACCAAAATCTTCCACCAAGTTCACAGCGATGCGGCGTGAGTAGCGGCAAGCCTTCGATGTACCTTGGCCAGAGCCTTTGATGTTTTGTGCGCATGTGTCGCAACGGCTAGCTTGGGGTGAAGCAGCTCCAGCATCAGGGGCAATACCGTCGTTCGAGAAGCAGTCAGGTGCGCTTGGGTCGGCATCAGGTGTCCATGCCTTCGCGTAGAAGATACGACCGACTTTGGGTGATGCGTTCACAATCACCACATCGAGGTTGCCCTTAACTTTACCCATCTCTTCGCCGCCGACCATCTTACGGAAGATGCCGTTCTTAGGCACGATGCGCTTGGCACCAGTCTTGCCAGCGAGGGCTTTGGTTAATTCACTGACGCCAGCAGTTTGCAGGAAGTCGGGCAGGTCTTGGTTCAAAAGTGCAATGTTACTCATTTAGTTTCTCCGGTTTATTTAGCACGTCTAACGACGATGGTGTACTCGTTTTCAACATTCAAGCCCATGGGCATGACGTCGGGGTTCTCGTGAAGGAAGTCCTTCATGTTGGTCTGGTGCAGTCGCTTCTCAAGCAAGCCGAACGCGTCGTGCTCTTTGATGAAGCGGTACATAGAATCCCAATCGCCCGTCCAGTACTTTGACTTGACCGAACGAATGATCGTCCCATGTGGGGTTTTGATGCTGTCGGCGCCGAGCTCTTTGCATGATTCCAGCATTTGCTCTGCAAGCATCTTCTGTTGCTCTTCGAGGTCTTTGTCTTCGTTCTCAAACTCGCGCTTGAGTTCCGAGCGTTTGTCTCGAATCTTCAGATAAATCGACGTCAGCCGATCTAGGTCTGGCCGTTCGGCCACTTCATTTTCTTCACTCATCTAACTCTCCGTTGGTTAAAGGGAAACCGACTATATCACAACTTTAGACATTGTCAACATCTACAGAAGAAATTTCTTGTCGGTACAAATCAATGATTTGTTGGTGGTTGGATACGTTCCCCCGAAGCATCGCGTAGGCGCGGCGTTCGGTTTGGCTCCCACAGATGTGCACGATGGTCATGGGGTTGACCTGACCGGGACGGTCAATACGTGCGTTAGCCTGAAGATAAGTCTCCACGCTGGTACAGGGAGCGTACCAAATGATTGTGTCGGCGGCAGTAAGGGTAAGCCCATGTGATGCCGCTTGTGGTTGAATGATGAGAACCTTTGTTGTCGGTTGCGTCTGGAAGTTGGTAACAATGTCGGTCCTGCGGTTGACAGGCACTTCACCGTTAATAACGTCACACGATATGCCATGCTTGAGCAGGTGGTTCTTGAGCATCTCGATTGTGTGCGTGAACGGCACGAACACCAGCACTTTGTTACTGCACTCGTCGATGACTTCTTGTACCACGCTCATGCGGTTGGACACATCAAACTCCAGCACCTCACCGCTGTCGGTGTAGACCGAGCCGCAAGAAATCTGTAAGAGTTTGTTGATCTTCACCGCCGCGTTTACCGCCGATACTTCTTCGCCGACGGCCTCGATCAGCATCTCCTTCTTGAGAATGGCGTAGTACTTAGACTGCTGTGGGGTCAACGGTGCGTCACGGTCAACGAACGTCAACGGGGGCAAGTCAAGACACTGCTTCTTCTCAAAGCGAATGGCTGGTTGCAAGATGGTGTGCACAGTGGCTTTGGCGGTCGGCTTCGGAATCCATTTGAACTTGGTGATCTGCGCCATAACCTGATCGCGGAACTGCCCGTAGAACATCGGCACTCCCTTGGGGTTGATGAGCTTGGCCAAGCCGTAGGCATCCAGTGGTGATTGAGCTGCTGGCGTACCAGTAAGCATCCACAGTCCCTTGACCGTCTTGAGAATGTCGCGCATGGTCTTCCACCGCACAGTCTGCGCGTTCTTGTATGCCGAGGCTTCGTCCACCACGATGAGGTCAAACCCACCATTGATGATTTCATCCTTGACAATCTGCACGCCGTCAAAGTTGATGATGACGAACTCGGCACCAGCCCTGATGATCTCTTTGCGCTTGGCGGCGCTACCATGGGCTACGGATACCGTGCGATGCAGAGAAAACTTAAACAAGTCCTGTTGCCATGCCGAGCGCATGATCGACAACGGGCACACCACTAACACTCTCTTCACTACACCTAACTTCATCAAATAATCGACTGCCCAGATAACCGATGCAGTCTTGCCTGTCCCCTGCTCGTTGAAACAAAACGCTTTCCTGTTGGTTGTTAAGAACTGCGCTGTTTGTTTCTGGTGAGCGAATGGCTCGAAGCCGTGGGGACGAGGCCAGTCATATTCCGCTAATGTCATTTTTTCTTTGGTTTATTCACCTTCACCGTGTGGTCAGAGTTGCGGCTGAACGAACGGTTGGCGCTTGGGGTTTTCAGTTTCAGGTTGCTCGGTGCGTTGGTGCCGCCTTTGCTCAGGGGAACGGTGTGGTCAATGTCCTTGCCCTTGCGGTCAATTCCTTTTTTGTCCATCTCGTTGCGTGCACGCTGGCGGTCCATGCGGGTCTCGTGTTCACCACGAGCTTTCTGTTGTTGGTATTCTTTTTTATACGGGCGGGGTTTGTTCACGTAAGGCA